GTTTCCCTAGAAAGATCAAACATTGTAGAACTTATCACTGTAGAAGCACTAGCAACATCTATAACACCGGATGATGTCACGGCAATTGCAAATGCCGCCGCAGATCAGGTGTGGGATGAGATACTTGAAGAGCATCAAACTGCTGGTACTACAGGTAAGAAACTCAAGGATAACTTGAAGAAAACAGCATACATAGCGAGGATATAATATGAGTGAAGTAGATGAAAACATGCCAGAAATTGTTACTGATGCAGAAAAAAATAGAAAGTATATAGAAGACTTTATTGACCAAATTCAAGCAGACAATTTTGCAAAGGCAGAAAAAACTTTTTCTGGCATGGTTGACGATAGGTTAGCAGATGCATTAGATCAACAGAAAGCAAAAATTGCAGGTGCAGTTTTTAATAATGCACAGATGGATGATGCAGTTCTTGAACCTGACGATGAAGAACAAGAGTTAGCGGCTCCAGAAGAATATCCGGACGAAGTAGTTCTTGCATCAGAAGATGATTTTGACGATGAAGAAGTAGAAAATTAAATTATTATAAATAATCATTAATGAATTTATTAAGAACATCTTATGAAAACATTTAAATCTATTCGAGAGAAGAAAAAAATGCCTCCCGGAGATCATGTTTTCTCTAAAAAAATTAATAAGCACACAGTTATGGTGCATAAAGATAAAAAAGGTTTCACCACATATATTGATGGTGATAAATTAGACAGTTATCGTTCTCAGAAAGAAGCAGAGAACATGGGTGTTGCTTTTGCAAAGGAAATGTAAATGAAGTTAATTGCTGAATACATTGACCAATCAATAGAAACTGTAATCACAGAAGCGAAAGACGGTAAATCCAAATCTTTTGCTATTGAGGGTGTGTTTGCACAAGCAGAATCAAAAAATAGAAATGGTCGGATTTATCCTAAACCGATTATGGAAAAAGCAGTTGACAAATATGTCAACGAACAAGTAGCACAGAAGAGATCAGTCGGAGAGTTAAATCATCCCGAAGGACCTACTGTAAATCTTGATAAAGTTTCTCACCTCATTACCAAACTAGAATGGAATGGTAATGATGTGGTAGGAAAGGCACAAATTTTGGATACTCCGATGGGGCAGATTGTTAAAGGTCTTCTTGAAGGTGGTGTTCAACTAGGCGTGTCAACTCGTGGTATGGGTAGTCTTGAGAATAGAGATGGCACGATGTACGTGAAAGATGATTTTCTTCTGAACACGGTAGACATCGTCCAAGATCCATCGGCACCAGCAGCTTTCGTTAATGGGATTATGGAAGGTGTTGAGTGGGTCTGGAATAATGGCGTGATCGAACCTCAAGTAATTGAAGAAATGGAGACTGAAATAAAACAAACTCCACGTAAGTATCTCTATGAGACGCAAGTGCGTGAGTATAAAAATTTCCTCTCGTTACTCAAAACAAAACTTTAAGGAGTACACATATGTCTGATGACTTGAATGTAGAACTTCCTGATGAGGACATCGAGGAAGCAAATGCTCAAAAGATGCCAGTAGGTTCTGAAGAAGAATCTGTTGCGTCCGTAGACAAAGCAGAAACTACAGGTAAGAAACAGAAAGCACGTAAGGGTGATAAACTCAGTGCTAAGGATCAACCTGCGGCACAAGGTGATGGTAAAGGCAAACCTGCTCATTCTGAAGATTATGACTTCAGTGATGATCTGAATGCATTGGTAGAAGGCGAGCAGACTTTGTCTGACGAGTTCAAAGCCAAGACTGCTATCATTTTTGAAACTGCTATTAACTCCAAAGTCTCTGCTATTGTAGAGCGTTTGGAAAATGAATATCAAGAAAAACTCGAAGAAGAAACCACGGAAATCCGTGATGGAATCGTAGAGAAAGTTGATACCTACCTCAACTACGTGGTTGAACAATGGATGGAAGAAAACCAACTTGCTATTGAGCAAGGTTTGCGTACTGAAGTTGCTGAAGATTTCATGGGTAAGTTAAAAGACTTGTTCGTTGAATCTTACATCGAAGTACCTGAGTCCAAAGTCGATCTAGTTGACGAACTTGCTGAATCAGTTGACGAGTTAGAGTCTAAACTCAACGAAAGAACTGCCGAAGTAATGGAAATGTCTGAGAAGTTAGAGACTTACCAGCGCGATGCAATTATTGCTGAATCTGCTCGTGATCTTGCTGACACTCAGGTAGAAAAACTACACTCTCTTGTTGCTTCACTTGACTTTGAATCAGAAGAAATTTTTGAAGGCAAAGTAAAAACAGTTAAAGAATCATACTTTAAGAAAGATGTTTCAGAAGACCAACAAGATATTAACGAAGATTGGACAGAAGAACAAGCGTCACCTGTTAGTTCATCTATGATGGACCAATATCTGTCTGCATTAAAGAAAACCTCTAAGGAGATTTAAATGGAAAGTTATGATAGACTAACCGAGAAATGGGCTCCTGTATTGAACGAAGAATCAGCAGGTAAAATTACTGATCCTCATCGTCGTGCAGTGACTGCAGCCGTTCTCGAAAACCAAGAGCATGCTTTTGCAGAGCAAAACATGATCAACGAAGCACCTACAAACACGAACTTTGCAGTAACTGGTTCATCACACGGCACCACTGGTGCTAACTGGGATCCCGTAATGATTGCACTCGTTCGTCGTGCAATGCCTAACTTGATGGCATACGACCTTGCTGGTGTACAACCTATGACTGGTCCTACTGGTCTTATCTTTGCAATGCGTTCAGTATACAAGACCACTCGTGGTGGTGCTGCTGCTGGTCGCGAAGCATTGTTCCAAGAAGCACACGTTCCTTATTCAGGCGATTCTTCGCTCGATATGGACTCTGCTACTGAAGCTGGTAACCGTGGACCTTCTGGTCTTTCTGGTGTTACTGACACTAACAACGACTCGGACCTTGCTGACTCTGGCGACACCTACATTCCTACTGGTTTAGGAACTCCTCCTCTGTCTGCCGCTATGCCTACGGTTGATGCCGAAGCATTGGGTAGCACTGGATCTGACTTTGCTGAAATGGGTTTCACCATTGAGAAAGCAACTGTTACTGCTCGTTCACGTGCCTTGAAAGCAAGTTACACGCTTGAACTCGCACAAGACTTGAAAGCAATTCACGGTCTTGACGCAGAAACAGAATTGGCAAACATTTTGTCAACAGAAATTCTTACGGAAATCAACCGTGAGATCGTTCGTACTATCAACTCACAAGCAAAAATCGGGTCGCTTCAAGCGGGTCTGCAAACTGCTGGTATCTTCGACTTAGCAACTGATGCTGATGGTCGTTGGTCTGTTGAAAAGTTCAAGGGTCTGTTGGTTCAATTAGAGCGTGAGTGTAACGTCATTGCTAAAGAAACTCGTCGCGGAAAGGGTAACATCATCGTTTGTTCATCAGACGTTGCTACTGCTTTGACTGCTGCTGGCATGCTTGACTATGCACCTGCTCTGTCTACTTCTTTGAACGTAGATGACACAGGCAACACGTTTGCTGGTGTATTGAATGGTCGCACTAAAGTCTTCATCGACCCATATGCGGTTGCTGACTATGTAACTGTTGGTTACAAAGGCACCAATCCTTATGATGCTGGTGTTTTCTACTGTCCTTACGTCCCTCTCCAGATGGTACGTGCGGTTGGTGAAGAAGACTTCCAACCTCGCATTGGGTTTAAGACTCGTTACGGCATGGCATCAAACCCATTTGTAGGTGCAGCAGCACCTGATGGATTGGCCGCTGTTCGATCTAACCAATACTACAGAATCTTCCGCGTTGACAATATCCTCGCCTAAGACCTGTAAATAAAAACAATAAAAAGTTTTAAACCCCGCTTCGGCGGGGTTTTTTTTGTGTATAAATAACTGCATGGGAGAACAAATATCAAACTATAATCATCTTGCACCTACTGGATTTAGGTTAACTATTTCACGTGAGTTTTATCCTCACATGCAATACTTTGTGCAACAAATACAACATCCTGCTATGGAAGTGGGAGCAGTTGATTTAGCATACAAGAGACTAGTGAACATGGGTGTCACAGGAAATGCTGTTGTTAACGGCACCGTTACCATGGATGTTCTTATGGACGAGAACATGGAAACTTATAAGGAGATCTATGATTGGTTATTACGAATGACTGATCAAAATCATGTTCCCGCGTCAGCACGTTTTCAAAACGGCAAAGAACAAACCCCTACGTCATACTGTGACATATCTCTCTCTATTCTTACCTCCTCAAACAATGCGAACAAGGAGATATTGTATCGCAATGCATTCCCTGTATCTCTTGGTGACGTTCAATTCAACACAACCTCAACCGGAGAATACATTGTATTTCCAGTGACATTTAAATTTGACTACTTTACGTTTTCATGATATAATACATTATTTCCTCAGAGTTTTACATTATGAATTTAGAATCCCTTCTTGCTGAATGGCAAAAAGACTGTCGCATTGATCCGATGGCAATAGACGAATCATCCAGATGCACCCCAGAGTTACACGCAAAATACCTCGGCATATTATCTAATGCTAAACTTAAATTAAAACAAGCAGAGTTTAAACAAAAAGAACTCATGAAAAATAAATGGTTGTGGTACAACGGCAAACTTTCTCATGAAGAGGTATTGGAATTATCTTGGGACCCTGATCCTTTTAATGGTTTGAAAATATTGAAAGGAGAAATGGAACACTACATTGAAGCAGATCCAGAACTTGTAGAAAGTGAAGCAAAGATTCAATACCTAAAAACTTATATAGATACTACCAAAGAAATTGTTGAAAATCTCAAATGGAGACATCAAACAATTGGAAACATTATAAGATGGAAGCAGTTTGAAGCGGGATTTTAGTGGACACCATTGAGTTAAAATTAAAAGATTATAGTATGTTAAAAGTTAATTGTGCTAGTTCAATAGCACAAGAATTGGCAGACTATTTTTGTTTTGAAGTGCCCGGTGCTAAGTATATGCCAGCAGTGAAGCGGCGAGTGTGGGACGGTAAGATTCGTTTGTTCAACCGAATGAACGGTGAGATCAATGCAGGTCTTTACGATGCTATCACAACGTTTGCAAAACGTAGGGGGTATGCTGTCGAAGCACAAGATAGTAGTTATGGTTATCCCCACCAGAAAAATAAAATTAACCACCTCAAAAATATGTCTTGGATTTCGCAACTAGGACTTCCTTTTGCTCCGCGTGATTATCAGTATGATGCTTTCACACATGCTTTAACAAATAAAAGATCTGTTCTGTTATCTCCTACGGGATCCGGAAAATCTATGATCATTTATTTGTTGATGAAATATTACTTTGACAGTCACGATAAAAAAATATTAATCGTTGTTCCTACTACTGGTCTTGTAGAACAGATGTGTAACGACTTTACAGAATATGGTTTTGATCCTGATTTGTTGCATAAAATATACAGTGGTAAAGATAAAGAAACAAATAAGAGAGTCATTGTTACTACATGGCAATCAATTCATAAGTTAGGTCCAAAATGGTTTGAAGGTTTTGGTGCGGTGTTTGGCGATGAGTGCCACGGGTTTAAAGCAAAATCTTTGTCGAGCATAATGAACAAAGCAATTAATGCTGAGTATCGTTTTGGTACAACGGGCACATTAGATGGTACTGAAACTAACAAGATGGTATTAGAAGGGTTGTTTGGACCTGTACACAAAGTGACAACTACAGCAACGCTGCAAGAAAAAAATCAACTAGCAAAATTGGACATAGACATATTGCTTTTGAAACACGGGCAAGAACGTTGCGAGCAGTTAAGTAATGCTACTTACCAAGAAGAAATTGATTTTCTAGTGGGCAATAAAAAAAGAAACACTTTTATTAGAAATTTGACATGTTCGCTCGAAGGAAACACCCTCGTACTTTTTAACTTAGTTGAGAAACATGGTAAAGTTTTAAAAGAATTAATTCAAGATAAAATTCAAGATAACAGGAACTTATATTATGTCAGTGGAGAAACTAAAACTAACGACAGGGAATTTGTCAGAGGTGTTGTTGAAAAGCAAACCGATTCTATTGTCCTTGCTAGTCTGGGGACTTTTAGTACCGGTATCAATATACGCAATATCCACAATATTATATTCGCATCTCCCAGCAAATCGCAAATCAGGGTGTTACAATCTATTGGTAGAGGTCTACGATTGTCAGATGATGGCAGGACAACAAAACTCTATGACATCGCTGATGACTTGAGACATAATAAAAAACCTAATTTCACAATGCGGCATTGTGCCGAAAGAATTAAGATATATAATAGAGAACAATTCAATTACAAACTTACGGAAGTAAATGTATGAGCAATTTCCCTATTCAACAATTCAAGTTAATCACTGGTGAAGAAGTTATATGTGAGATTATGGAATGGGAAAACGAAGACGGTTTTATTATCATTAAGAATGCTATGGATATCAACATCAGTACTGATAGAGAAGAGCGTATATACATGTTCAAACCATGGTTTCTTTATGTTGAAAAAGATGATGAGTATGTCTTTTTAGATTCGAATAAAATTGTTGGCAATTGTAAACCGAATGATTTGCTTGCTCTACAATATTACGCAGCAGTCGAAGACATGGCAGAAATAGCAAAAGAAAGAGTTGCAGATTTTAATAAACGTGAAGCATATAAACTTAAAGAAATATTAGAAGAACTTGCTGAGTTTAAAGAGAAGACTACTGATATTATAAATCAAAAAACATCAAAAACTAAGGATGATAAGGAATCAAAACCTAAAAATAATGTCATCCCATTCACTCCTCCTGATACAGTTCATTAGTATACTATCCTCTGTACGAGTTAAGCTCTAGGGTAGCACACTTTTTCTCTCTTGTCAACCCCTTGACAACATTTATTTTTAGTGTATAATAATATATTATTTACAGGCAGAACTCTATGAAACCAAAAGAAAAACCTCACTACGTTAACAACGCACAATTTTCACAAGCAGTGGTCGATTACGTCTCCCTTGCAAATGATGCATCTGATAATAACGATGTTAAACCTATTATACCAGATTACATCGCAAGATGTTTTTTGAAGATCGCGGAGGGTCTTTCCCATAAAGCAAATTTTGTTAGATACACTTACCGGGAAGAAATGGTGATGGATGCCGTAGAGAATTGTCTGAAAGCAATCGAGAACTATGACATAAACAAAGCAACTCGAACCAAGGCACCCAATGCTTTTGCTTACTTTACTCAGATCTCTTGGTACGCATTCCTACGTAGGATTCAGAAAGAGAAGAAGCAACAGGACATTAAGATCAAGTATCTGACTGAATCCGGACTGGAACTTCTTATGACGGAAGAATTCGAATCAAATTCTGCTGCTAGACAGACACAAGCATTCGTAGATGAACTGAGACAGAGAATTGACGTAGTGAAAGATAAGGATCAAGACATAAAAGATTACAGTAAAAAAGAACGTAAAAAAAGAACTAAACATGTAGACTCTGATCTCACTGAATTTATGGTGGACTAATATGAAAGTAGCAATACTAAACGACACTCATTGCGGGTGTCGTAATTCTTCTGAAATATTTATGAACTATCAAGAACGATTTTATTCTGAAATATT